TGAATGCCGCTTCAAGGGCCATTTATTACAGGCCGAAAAGTCGTTTAAACAGGCTGCGCTTGCCGGCCCTCCTGGGCTCCGAAAACTGCTGCGCATCAACACGGCCGCGCCCGACGATGTGGGCAGCAAAATTTGCCCTTGCAAGGCTTTCCACCAGTGCCTCGGGAGGCGGCGTGTCGAGCAGCTCGGCCAGGCGTTCACGGAACTGGGCAAGGTCCCCAGTGTCTTCGGCAATGGCCTGCAGGTCTTCCACGCGCTTGCGCATGGTTGTGTTCCAGGTCGAAGCCAGGGAATCAGAGGCCAGCACCAGGGCGTCCTGCGCGTCGCGGTTGTAGGTGCGGGCGCCGCCCACCACTCCCTCCGCAAACACCTCACGGTCGTCTGGTGGACCCAGCAGAAAGCGGGCCGGTGGCGGCTGCACAGGCGCGGCTTTCTTCAGCCAGCCATTACCATACGTGTTGAGAATGTATTGCTCGGTCGGCTCGTAGCCCATCTCCCCCAGCGTTTTGTCGCGCGTGGCCCGAGCGGTCAGGTCCTCGGCCTCTTCAAAGTTGCGCTCCAGCTCAGGCAACCTGGCGCCCGGCACGTTGTATTCCACCATCCAGCGGATCAGGCTGCGCTTTATCGTGTCGCACAGCAGCTTGCTGTCACGCTCGGCCAGCTCCTTGCGCACATCGTTATGCACGCCCGCCTGGTTGCTGCCAAGGCCACCACTCGCCGCGCTGGTGCTCATGGTCTCACCCAGCACCGCCTTGCTGATCTGCTCGTCCATGTAGCGGCAGAGCTTCTCGTAGGTGTCCACCGTGCCGCTGCGCGTTGCTTCCAGCAGCTCGATCTCCATGCCAGTCGGCACGATCACGCCGGCATCCTGGGCAATCGCCCGCAGCGCGCCGAGCAGCTTGTCGGTTTCAACCTTGTTGGAGCCAACAGGATATTTACCCAGGGCGGTCGGACTGCCGAACTTGTCGGCAAAGGTCAACCAGAACGTGATGCTCTGTTTCTTGAACCACACCGGCCAGAATAGCTTGCTGCCCAGGCCCAGGCCGTAGGGACTTCCGTCCTTGCCACCATAGGTGTGAACGATGAACTTCCGATCCGGTACCGGCACGCCTTCGGTGCCCTGTTCCCGCGTCTTTAGACGCAGCTCATTGGTCAGCGTGAAAGCCCAGCGGCGCTGCAGCCTGGGAATCACCGCGCGCGGCACCACGAAGCCGTCACGGACCTCCCACATGATCTCGCCAACAGCAAAGCCCTTGAGCGTGCCGTCCAGCAGGTCCTCGCACATCTTGTCGAACTGCATGGCCTTGAACGCATCACGGACGATGTCAGCCGCCTTCACGTCGAGCGGCTCTTCGCTGGCCGGGTTGACTTCCCACGGCCGAGACGTGACCGCCATCTTGCGCTTGTCCAGAACAGCGCCGGCATGGGCATCGCGCTCCAGGTCGTCGTAGATCTTGTAACTCTTGGCATTGCCACGAGTCAGCAGCGTGTCGTCCTCGTGGCGCAACACGTTGTTGTAATGCACCAGGTTCGGGTCCTTGCTGACGCTGGCGATCTCGCCTTGCTCGGGCGTTCCGGGTTTCTTTTCTTCTTCGGCCATGATCAGCTTTCCATGTAGTCATTGGTTCCGCTGCTGGCACGTACAACGCCCAGCGCCTGGAACTCCATAGGGACCGTCTCGCAGCGCATTGCGTAGTGGCCCAGGGCCAGCGCGATCACCGAGTCACCGTGCCGCTGCAGCTTCGGTCCGTCCGCCACCTGTGTCTTGGCCTTGGGTAGCTTCGGGATGCCGTTGATCACCTGCAGCGCACGCATGTCGTCGCGCGTCTGTGCATCCTTGGGAATGCCGGCCAGGTTGTCGTCCTGCAGCGCGGCCTTCATGCGGGGAAGGTGCTCCAGGTACCAGCCCTCACTCAGCTTGATCTGCTCGATCCTGGTGCCGCCGTAACGCTGCGCAGCCACCTCGGCCAGGTAGGCGCCATTGCCGCCCGCGTCCAGCGCGCCCTTGCGGAAGCGCGGCAGGCGGTCCACGATGTAGAAAAGGATCTGCTCCTGCTGCCGGAAGGGGCAGTTGCTCAACTCGACCTGCAGCTTCACGCGTATCTGCAGGTTGGTCTGCTCCTGCAGCACGTCGATCACGGTCAAGTCGCCCAGGCGCCCGAAGTCCTCGCCGAAGCCGTGCCACAGGCTCATGTCCAGGAACATCAGGTGCGGCAGCAGGTTCTCGTCGCACCAGCGCGTTACCTCTGCGGCCCGGATATGGTCAGGCAGCTGGGCAAACTCGTCGGTCCACTTGCCACGCACCAAGGGCGTGCTGGCAGACATCCGGCTCTCGATCAAAGCCATCGTAAGGTAGGTTCCACCACCCTGTGAAGGCACCACATCCAGCTCCTCGGACGCCCCCGAGGCGTAGAAGGCGTACACGTCAGCCACCCAGGCCGCTTCACCCTCAGCTGTCCAGGTGATGTGGCGGCGCATGCACACCCGCTTGTAAAGGCCCTCCGCAACAGCCTCGGTGAACGTGACGCGGTGAACACTGCCCTTGCGACGGCCGCTGCGGACTTCAGTGATCAGCTCATTGAACGGGTTGTCGGCGCCGTCATGCGTTGAGAACACCCGGACCTTGTCGCCCCACATCAGCATGGCCATCGCAGCCTTGAGCAGCTCGGCCAGGGATTGGTGGAATGCCGCCTCGTCGATAACCACCACGCCCTGCTTGCCGCGCAGGTTGGTCGGGCGTGAGCTGAGCGCCAGCACGCGCTTGCCGGTCAGAGGGAAGTCGATCTTGTAGGTCTTGATCTCCTTGTCCTCGTCCTTGAAGATGCCCTCCTCGATCTGGCCGGCCGCATAGTTGAAAACCCGCGCCCACATGGCGCAGGCCTCGATGTACTCCAGTGCCATGTCCTGCGTCGGGCCGATATAAAACACATTGCTGCCGCCTGACTTGGCGGCGATCAGCACATCGTCGGCAGCTTCCGCCCAGGTAAAACCCACACGGCGAGACTTTTCCCCGATCTTGAACTGCGAGTCGTCAGCGATCCAGCGCTGCTGGTAGCCCAGCAGCACTGGCGGCGCTGCGCTATCGCTATTCGCGTCGTTGTCGAGGCCGGGCGGGTTGGTGGTCAAGGCAGGTACCTGATCAAGAGAATCAGCGCCATGACCACGATCCATAAGACGAGCAGCACGAGCCACACGTCATCGAGTTCCTTCTGGCTAGCAGCAACGCCGGCCAGGTATAGAACGGCCATTGTGAAAAGGGCCGGCATGACCATCCACCAGGAGAAGGCAAAAACAAAGGTCATGCTGCAATCCCCAAAATCTGTTTGCGGATGGCGTCCACGGTCTCGGGCTCCAGCCCACCCTTACGCGCCAGCTTGTCCACCGCGTCGGCCGCATCGCGAGCCTTCTCGCGCACCTCGGTGGCGTGCTTTTGTTGGGCAATGTTGGCGCGCACCAGTGGTGCCAGCGCTTTGGCCAGACCGCCCAGGCTTTGTTCGCCCGGGTCGATCTCCATCTCCATCAAAGCCGAGAAAATCTTTTCCTGCATCAGGCGCAGAACGGCTTGGCTCATGTCGCCGGCGTCATCCGGCGAAGCAGCCACCAGCGCTTTGGCCTGGTCGGTCGAGCGCTTGAGCTGGTCAAGGCGTTCCTCCAGCTTGCTGCCGTAACGGTGGATGCTGCTTTTGCCGATCTGGTAGCCCAACTCGCGCAGCCACAGCTCCAGCTCTTCATAACCGCGAAAGCCGCCTGTAAGAAGGCGGCGGTCAAGTTCCGCCTTGGTCTCGGGCGGCAGGGTGATGACCTTGCTGCGCTCGCCCATGATCAGCCCGTGATGCGCGGGCGCGCAATGCCGGGCTCGCAATCGACTGAATACTCGACCAGGTCTACGCCGTAGCGGGCCAGCTCGGCAAACCAGCGGTCCATGCCGTCGCGCTTGATGTGTACCAGCTGGCGGCCTTCTAGGTAGTCGAGCTCGCGGCGCACCTCCTGGTGCGTGGCGTCGGGGTAGGTGGCTTGCACGATGGGCAACAGCGCCTCGGTGTACATGCCGAAAGGCCGCGCAATGTTGAGTGCGGTCAGCAGGAACCAGCGGATTTGCTCGCGCCGGATTTTGTGCATTTGGGGCAATTGGTCACTCACGATGCGCTCCCTTGATGATTACCTGGTGAAACATGTTTTCCATGCGCAGGCCGAGCGCGTCGATCTTGGTCATGATGATGGCGATGGCCTGGGTGTAGTCCTCGCGCCGCACGTATTCGCGCGGCAGCGTGGCCTTCAATTCCATCAGCTCGCGCTCAAGCCGGCGCGCGCTTTCGTCCTGGCCCTGCATGTGCGCGCTGATCTGGCCGAACTTTTCGTCGATCTGCGCGCGCGCCTGCAGCATCAGCATCTTGGCCATTGCCCAAAAGCCGCCGATCACAGTCACCATCAGGGTGACCAGCTGCCACAGTTCAAATTCGACTTTCATCGTTTGCCTCTTCTTTCACGTTGCTCTTGGCAATCAATACAAAACTTTACGCCCGGCAGTGCCTTGCGCCTGGCGTCACTGACTCGCACCCCGCAGCCCTCTGCCACGCAATGCAGCGCAGACAAGCTGCGCCAGTCCTTGGCATCGCCCAGCTTGAAGCGCCGGCCTTGTTCCAGCAGCGCGTCGTCCCGGTGCTGCTGCTCGCGCTCGCTGGCGCGGTCAAATTCATCGGGCATCCACCGCTTCCAATTCTTTCAAAATCGAGCCGCTCGCGCTGGAGTGACATACTTTTTTGACGAAATCCTGCAGGCCGACTACCTGGTCTCGGAGGCCGTCAGCTTCTGCAGCCACTCCGAGCTGCGCTTTGTTGCAGCTTCCAAAAAGCTCTCTGGCGGTGGCGGCTTCCTGAGCGAGGGCGACAGCTCGGGGGTCGCTGCCGGCCTGGGACACGTCACGCCGGTTGAGGCGGTCAATGGCGCTGCGCAGCTGGTCAGCAACAGCGTTGCCAGCAGCAATGCGCCGCTCCCGAGTTGTTTCACGTTTGGCTTGTTCATCGTTGATCCTTTCAGCATTGCGGAAACCTGTCAGCTCGTCGGCACGGCGCTCGCGCTCCAGCTGCAGGGTCTTGTCTTGGTCGACGGCCTTCTGGGCATTCCACTGGGCCATCACGCGTGCCGCGCCCTGGGTGTCACCCTTGGCCACGTCGCGCGCGCGGATCGCATTGATGCCCAGCATCACGGCAGCGAACAGGCCGACATACAGGAGCAGGCGCGTCAGAGTCATGGGGGTGGCGCGTCCTCGGTGTCCAGAGCCGGCTGCGCCAGGATCCGGAGGACCACGATGGCCGCCGCGAAGCCAAGAGTGATCCACGGCCACACACGCACAGGCACAAGGCCCTGCAGCAGGGGCAGCACATCCGTCTGTGCTGCCGACAGGAGCGCCAGGAGGGCCGCTGCGCGCACGCTGGTGAAGCGCCAGGCCTTGCGCCAATCAGGGATCAAGTAGCCAGCCATAAGCCTCCCAGGCCAAGCACCACCACCGCGCAGGCAACGGCCACAATTCCCAGCAACCAGCCACGCCCTATGGCGCCCATGCCCTTGATGCACGGCACCACGAACGCTATCCCGAGAACAGCCAGGCAAAGCAGGAACAGCGCGATCCAGAAGATCCACGCAAACAAGGTGAAGTCGAAGGCGTGCATGTCAGCCCCTGCAGGCGGCACGATGCCGTGCCTGGTTGCGCTTCTTGGTCGAGACGCGCTGCTGGTGCTTGTTGGTCCAGCCGTAGCCCGCGCGGCGCCGGGTGCCGTAGTTCGCGCCGATCCCGCTGCCGATAAGGCCGCTCATGGAGTTGCTTATCGGCTTCAGCGGGTTCTGCGATTGCTTTTGAATGTCCCACTGCGCCTTCTGCGACAGACCTGGCGAGTTGAGGGTGCTGGACTGCACCACGCCGAAGCTGGCGCTCGCGACAGCGGCCATTGAAATTGCAGCAAGAAGACCAGAACGTGAACCAAACATGTTTAAACCCTCGTCAAGTGGTGAAGACTGAGCACAAAAAGCAGGATGGCGGCAACGACCACCGCCATGAAGCCGCCGAAAAATCGCAGCATCAGCCCGAGGGTGTCGGAGTCCAGGTCGCCGGCCGCAACGCGGCGCGCGTGGGCCTGCTCAGCGCTGCAGACCAGCGCGATGCCGGCGAAGATCAGCAGCAGCGCAAAGCCGAAGAGGGCAACCGGCCAGTTCATGCGGGCTGCACCTGGAAGACGTTTTTGGGCTCGGGCGTCATGGCCGTGCTCAGCCAGTCCGAGACATTGAAGCCAGGGCAGGTTTTGAGCCACTCAAAGGCCTCCACAAGGCCGTCGCCGTCCTTGTCAGGGCTCAGGTCGCGGTGACCGCACACGCCGCGTTCTATGGCCCAGGTGCCGCCGCCCGTGAAGGCGCGTAGCGGTGGCCGCGCGGGAATGGCGTATTTGGCGCAGAGCATCTGCACAAGCTGCTCCAGGGAGGCCCACTGCTTGGGCGTGTACCGCCCCTCGCGCTCGGTACCGCCCACCAGGCAGATGCCGACGCTGTTGGCGTTGTAGCTCATGGCATGCGCGCCAACCTCGTCCTCGCCCCGGCCGGTCCAGACTTCGCCGGTCACGTCGATTACAAAGTGATAGCCGATGCTGGGGAGGTGGGAGTTGGCGGCAAGACGCGCCGCCTGCGGGCGGATGAAGCCGCGCGCCGCATGCCAGGCGTCAATGACCTGGGGTGCAGTGAGCGAGCCAGGTTTGCCCGGCTCGCCCCTGTTGATCGACTTGCCGCTCGGGGTTGCCGAGCAGTGGATAACGATGAGATTGATTTTTCGAGCCATCGGGCGATGTTGCCGATAGCGCGCCCAACCCGGTATTAACCTGGGTTAGAAACAACTGCGGCCTCATGAAGAGGCCGCAGGGGGTTGGTGGGGAGTTTACTTCAGCGTCTGATAGTGGGCCGCAAGTGCGGCGAGTTGCTCGGCGGCTTTGCCCGCATGGCGCTTGGCGCGGTCGATCCTTTCAAGCATGGCCGTCACATCGCTAACCTTGCCGCCGTCGGCCGCATCCATGCCGTTTGAGAAAGCTTGTGAGCGCACCGCCATGACCGTATGAAGAGTGTTGAGGAACTCTTTGGTGGGTGGGTCATCACGCAATGCTGCGGGCGCTCTCAGCTCCGACAAGTCGGTGTAACGGTGATAATCTCGCACCTTCTTGAGCATCATGTAGCTGGCAACGTCAGACTGACGGCCGATTGAATTCAAAACCAGCTTGGTCGAATTGTTGGACGCCGCAAGCATTTTTAGCGCTGCAGCCTGGAAGGCCTTAGCTTCGTTTATGTCGCTGGCCTGCAGTTTGATGGGCGGCGGCTTGGCGGGTTGTGAAGCGTCTTTAGCCTCGGCCTGAAGTGAGCAACCAGCGAAAAAAACGAACGACATCAAGATAAAGACAAGTTTCAGCATAGTCACACCTCTTCAAGTAGGGAAAGTTGATTTTTCTTCACACTGCGCGCCCGCATGAATTTTAGGACACGGTAGATCGACTGCTCGGCCAGCTTGAACTTGCTCACCAGCTCGGGCACATTGTGGCCGTTGAACTCGTCCCAGATCTGCTGGTGTAGCTGTCTGGCCTCAAAGGCCCGGCCCTTGGGGATGTAGATCAGCTCGCCGGCAAAGTGGCTGCGCACATGCTCGGCCACCTCCCAGCCGATGCGCTTGGCATCTTCGGGCTTTACGGCCTTGAGCGCGGTCAGCTTGGCCTCCACCTGCTGGGCCACGTCGCTCAGCAGCTCGGGGTATTGGTCTTCGTCGTTTATGGTGGTCATGGCTTGACTTTCCATTTTGCGACCAGCTCGCGCGC